GCCGCATCAATCTGCGACATTGCCTGCGTTTTCTCACGTGCTACCTGCGCTTTTTCCTGCTCAACCTGCGCCATCATCTTAGCGAACTCAGCTTGAGAATCAGGTGGTGGTGGTTTAGGAGCAGCAAGTTGCGCCTCAATCTCAGGCGTGATCTGATTCATGAACTGGTCAGCATCCTTAAAGCCAGCAGCCTCAATGAACTTAGCTAACGTGTTGCGGTACTGGCCAACAGTCACCAATGGATTGCCTGGGCCATACTGCTGCAATATCTGCTCTTGCTTTTGTAGAACCATTTGCAACATAGCCAATTGCTGCTCACGATTACCAGAGCCAAGGCCGACGTTAATAGATACGTCAAACTGATTAGCCCATGTACGCGGGTCAAACGGCACATACTTGCCAGCAATACGCAGCATCCGTGGCTTGTCTTGATACTTACCGACTAGGCCAAGAATTCCTTGGAACAGCGACTTAACGCCTGTCTCAGCAAAGATACGGGCAATCAGCTCTAGCTTGCCAGTGCTGGCCTGTGTCATTGCAGCTACAGCAGCAGCCGTTACATTACTCAGGATGTCAGGATTCAAACCTTGTTGAGCGTCAGATACACCTGTACGCTTGGCTTGCACGCTGTCCATGTATTCCAGAATTGGGAAGGCTTGAGCCGTAACGCTAGGCACTTGAATCGGCACGATAGCATTAGGATTCTTCATCCGAATCACACCGCCAGGCGTAGCGTTTAGCAGGTCATCAATGTTTACCTGACCATCAACAGCACCCATTCGAGCATTGTTTGTTAAGTAAATGTTATCAAGCATCTGACGGGTAACCGTAGACTTGATTAACTGGATGTCCATAGTACGGTCAGCAAGTGACTGACCAAAGAACTTGTGAGGAATAGGAATAGGGCAGATAGCATGGAGCTCACTACCGCAATAGACAATACGGCGCAGCTCTGCAATGCCATCATCATTAACGTCAAGGTAGATATAGCACTCATACACCTCAAGACGCTGCATTGATGGATCAAGGCTCTCGTCATCCGGCTGCTCACCTTGGTCAAATCGAGCAAGACGCTCAGGAGAGAATGTCAAGTCATCGTAAGTAGGTAGGTTATCGATGATGTCTTTATCGTAACCCATTGCAATAAGCTCAGACCGTGGGACTAGACGACGATGCGCTGTGAATGGACTATCAGCAATAGTCTTAGCGTTCTTGCTAATTAGGAATTCTTCTGGTGGTACGTTCTCAATGACGACCTGGCCTGTGTTCTTAACTTTCTTGATCGTGACATTGTGCAGCATGATAGGCATACCGGACATATCAACGACCTCAGACTTCTGCTTGACGATCTCTAGCGACTCATCTGATAGCAATAAAGCAAGTTCGTCATCTGTAAGGTTCTTGTAAGATTCCTTAGTAACATCTTCTTTAGCATCCCAATAGGCTTTAACAACGCCTACTTTTTGCATTAGTGCATCTTTAAACCAGTTATGCAGGATCAGGAAGCCAGGGTTATCCCGATAGAATACCCAGTTACAATACTGAGTTGCCTGTTTAGCAGCTTCCTCGTCGCCAGCAGATTGTGGTTCAAACAAGACAATATCTTCTGTCGTGGTGAATACACGGATCAACTGCGGCAGAGCGCCATCAATAGCTTCAGCTACCTCACCTGTAACGATCTGACTGCGACCTTCTTGCTCGTTGCCATAAGGATCACGCAGGTAATACTCTAGTGCTTTCTGACGCTGGTCTGTAGTCTCAGAGTCAATAAAGCCAATGGAGTTATCAATCTCTGCCTCAACAATCGCTTTAATTTCTTCAGACTGCATAAGTTACCCCTAGAATTTTTCCAATTATACAACCCATTGCACGTTATTTGGCAACTTTGATGACCACGAATCAGTACCTTCGTCAAGCGAAATCGCTAGGTATCTAAAGCTATCTGCGTAGTGTGATGCCCAATCATGCAAAGGTTTTTCGTAGAATACATTACGCTTCTCATCATGCTCGCGCCTGTAGTTACGCAAAGCATCAAGGCCAGGCTTAGTCTTTGGGTCAAACCAGCAGCGCGGAAGCAAGCGCCTAACAGCCTGGATACCGTCAGCTACCGACAATCTAGGCGCAACAGTTATGTTTAATCCTGCCTCCATGAGTACTTCTTTGCGGCTGCGGCCCGTTCCAAGTTCCCTAACCTCAACGTCATGCGGTAAGAACTGCTCCCACCGCGCATAGTCATTGTCTTGCAACCAGCGTACATACCAGTCCAAACCTTGTCCGTGGTTCTCGACGCAGTCAATAAGCCGCACCTCTTTGCCAACCAGTTGAGCCACCCACAGACAAGTAGAATCACCCATACCCAAGTCCCAAGCAACAAAAGAGCGGCAAAGATCATCGCGCTCAATACGGGTGACATGGCCTTTTTCCTCGATAGTATTGATGATCTGACCATAATAGCTACCCTCAACAGCCGCGTTAAATGAACACTCAAACTCTTGGTTGTACTTGTCCTCACCCATCTCTTTGCGTGCTGAATCAAGCTCAGACTCAGGCAGAATCTTAGTTTCGCTGGCCTTAAACTCTAATAGCGTCCAATCTTCTGCTTCTTCTGCTTTGTCCCTCAGAGAAAAAAAGTGGTTTTTTCCTTTAGGAGTGCCAACGAACATACACCAGCCAAGACGATCAGCAAGAGCTGGCCTAATAATCTCATTCCATATTTTCGGGTCTTGATCTCCGATCTCATCCAATATAACTCCATCGAAATATTGACCGCGCAAGCTATCAGGATTGTCGCTACCATAAAGACTAATGCGGCGTCCCCAGAAGTCAGCCCTGAGTTCAGAAATGTTGTGAGTGGCATTTAGTGGCCTCGTAAACTTAGTTAGGTAATCCCAAGCTACTCTCTTTGCCTGTCCGTAAGTAGGCGCAATGTAGGCAAATCTAGGCTCATCCTTGTCGCACTCAATAGCAGACTTAATCAGATGATTGATAGCCGCTACAGTCTTGCCCATGCGTCTGTGTGCCACTACGACACAGAACCTAGTGCCATCCATAGCCTCATGCATCTGTAACTGAGGCGCTCTAGGCTGGTACGGAATGACTATTTGCGTCATGTGGCTCTCTGTTTTCTTTGTACGATCCAGTTTTTCTTGTATCTACCCAATCATCGCCAACAAACTTAGGCTCTACATTGTTTAGCCATTTTTGCACTGACAGGAAGCATCCACCAAGATCGCCAAACTTGCCGCCATGCCAACTGTTCGGATAAACGCGAATAGCATCTCCAATATTATTCTGAGCAAACCATTGACCATTACACATAAAATCAATTGTTCCACCAATAAAGACCTCAAACGAGTCCACGTTTGGATGAATATGTGGCTCGATCTCTGAATTTGGCTTAACCAAGAACATTTCAACCTGGTAGTTATCTTGGCGGTACAAAACAACACCATGCGTTTCAGCAATACAAATCAATGAATTAGTCAGTGGCGTGTTTATTGGCCTGTTCGCAAGCCACCAATCCTTAAAATGCCCTAAGTCATCAAACATTACTTCTGCCATGTGACCACGTGCTGTTGCGCTCCACCGTCTGCGCCTGTTACCTCTGTCCTAGCCAGTTTAGGTATATGGTACTCACTGAGCTTATTCATCAAGTCTAGTGCCTTATACGGGTCTTCTTGCGCTACTTCATTGAGCCATCTATCCATGTTCGGAGCATTGCGCTCTAGTAGATTAGCAATGGCTTCCCTAACTATCTGCGTTGACTTGTTAGGTACTCCCTTAGTCCTACCCTTACCCATGTTAGTAAGATTAGCTATTCGTGCATCTTCCTGCACTTTGGTGATTTCTGTTTCCATTTTTGCATTACCTTTCAGGTGTCATGCTTAATAATACGTATCGTATACATCAGGCCTATTCTGCCGTATCCATGCCCTACTATCCTCATGGCATTTAACAAAGTCATTGCCTACTGTCTGGCTTCCTGCGTGATGCACATATCCTCTGCTTACCCAATGAGTGAAGCCAGCCTTAGTCATATCATCGCAGATAATGTTATCAGAATACCAGTTTACACTTGGAAACTTAGCTGCTTGCCAGGCTTCTTTTGATACCGCTGCGAATATTGGCGCAATGGTATTCGCTTTCTTTATTAAGTTCTCGCTACGATAGCGTAGTCCTACTATATCGTCATCAACGATAGGAAAACGTATATTCTGTTCCGGCAATACAAAGTCTGATCTAGCACCTAAGAAACCTAGTTTATAGTCAGCGTTCTCTAGCAATGCCCAATCTACCGACATCCTATTGACTGTGCTAGGTGTTAACACTACGTCATCATTAGCCAAGATAACTGAATCGTAGCCATCCTTAAATGCAAAGTCTGTAGCTACATTGTAGGCATCACCGAAGTTAGACTCCATGTTCGGTATTACCTTTATGTGCTTGCCGTATTTCTTTGTTGCATTGCAGCTAAGATAAATAGGGATGTGTGGCGCATAAACCTCTAATGAAGTCAGCAATACCGCCAGCCCTATATTCCCTGTACTACAGATCACGATTGCTTGCACAAAACCACCTTCATAGAATCAATTGCTCGTGGAATACGCAAAACTTCCTCATCAATAGGAATATTTTTATCCATTAGTTCCTGACCAAACTCTGACAACTGAAACTCTAATGATTTCAAATTAAACCGATCTTCCCAACCTAAATACCAATGCCAATCCGTATAGTACAGCCAACTATTCTCGTTAAAAGCTCGAACATGAGTCGGGTCTTGCCAGGCTCCTAGAGATAACTCGTAGGGAACATGAATATGAAACTCACCTTTATCTGCTAATAAATCTTTGCAGTTTGACATCGCTTTAACTAAGTCAGGTATATGCTCTAAAACGTCATTTGCGACGATTGTCTCAAACATACCTTTCTCAATCTTTACTTTGCCGAATCTTGGTGAATCAATAACTTGACCAAATTCAACCTTAGATATATCTACCCACCAATCAGGATTGACTCTAAGCAATATGTCTGCGTTAAAGTAGGAATCTTTCCAATCCTTACCAGAACCTAAATTAAGAGTTTTTGGCAGCAATTAAATCCTCGACATTATCAGAGCATAAAAGTGGGATTAAATCGTTTATACGGCTATCTGGTAGCTCCCACCACGGTTTATCAATCAATCTCTTTATCTGATTTTCAGTAAACCGATATTTCAGTACTTTTGCTGGATTGCCACCAACAATAGCATACGGAGGAACATCCTTTACAACCATCGAACTAGCTGAAACTACCGCACCATCACCAATAGTAACGCCAGACATTATCGTACAGCCTGATCCTAACCACACATCATTGCCAATAACTACATCACCCTTAGTTACTGGGTGTCCATCTCCATGATGCGGGAATACGTCTTGATTAATGTGACCAAATGGATAAGTTGTTACCCAATCAGTTCTATGGTTTCCACCAATAAATATAGTTACATTATCAGCAATAGAGCAAAATGAGCCAATTTTTACATCAGCACCCTCGCCCCAATCTCTTACCTTGATGTTCTCAAGGCCATACGTGTATTTCACCACTTAACTTTGTTAGCCCAAAATGCAACAGACATCTTGCCCTTTTCTATGTTCTTAGCATGACGAGCTTTAAATGCCTCATTACGCTTTGAACCGTCAAGACTGCCTGTAGCACCCTGCTGACCAAACCTAATCAACTTAACCTCATCACCCTCTTTAGCCAATACAACGTGGCTTTTAGTGGGGTGGCTAGGTGTCTTTTTAGGTTTGTTATAGCCAGCAAACTCCTCTTTGCCTCGCTTAATCATTTCTTTTTCTTTGCAGTCTTAGCCGATTCTTTGAAATCAGCTTTAGTCGGAGCGC